GCCGTCGGCCCCCTGTGGCCCCTGCGGCCCTTGCGCCCCGTTCTTTCCCTGATAAGCCTTGGTTTTGGTCTCGGCCTTCTTGCCGTCGGAATATGTCACGACGGTCTTAGTCCACAGCCACTGCCCGGCTGTGACACCGGGCATGGCGGCGCGCCACGACTCAGGCTCCACAGCGCCTGACGAGGACACGCCATATGTCACCTCCGTGCTTTTTACTGTCACCGAGGTGCCGTCCTTGGGGGCTTTTCTTATTACCACTGATGCCTGAGCCTTTGCCATAGCTTATGATTTTATATATGCCTTCAAGTCTGCCATTGATATTCTCTTAATGTCGCCCCCCACCTCTATGAGGACAGTCGCCCCTGAAAGAGAGGCCGAGGTGGCCATGCCTACTTTTGCAAGATCTATCGGTATTGCCATTTCTGTAATATTTATTTTTTGTTGATTAATTGTTTCACCATGTAGCGTCAGCCACTATCAGCACCTGCCCGTCGTTCTTGTCGAGCTGGGCGGAGGTGACGGCTATTGTGTTGGTGTTCGACACCGCTATGTCAACAGCAGGGGCGAGGCTCTCCACCTGCAGCGGGGTAAGCTTCCACGTGGGGGTCACGCCTGTCGCCTCCGTCTCGCCCTGTATGAGCCGGGCTGTCACCGTGGCCGTGGCACCGTCGGCCACGTTCGCGCCGATGTCAGACCTGAGGTCTATCATGAACTCGTCCTCAACATCGGTGACATACGCGGCGGCCTGCTCCCACACCTCATCGCTTCCGTTAAGCGTGTAGAGGCCGCTATGGAACTTGGCTATGATCAGGCATGAGCCGTTGACAAGGGCGCGGCTCACCGTAAGCTCCATGGCCTTGGTGTATGTGGCCGAAGCCTTGGTCGTGGCCCCGGCCACCGTTATCTCCGGAAGACTGTAGGGCTTGCTGTAGAGGATGTTCGACCTGTCAACATTCCCCCTGTACCATGTCACGTTCTCGTTCCCGAGCTGTATCTCCTCCGTGCCTTTGTAGAGGCGGGCGGTCAGTTTCACGGTGTTTCCGAACTCGCCGCCTATGAACGCCTCCTGCGGGGTGATGAACCCTTTATAGACGTTCTGCCCGGTCTCGGTTATCATGATGTCTGCCGTGCGCTCAACCTTGACATTGCTTCTGCCGTTGAGCGTGGCCTCGCCGCGATAGGTTATCATGTCGCTGTCGGTGTTCTGCGACGAGGCGAGGTTGTCGCGTATCACAAGGCTCTTCTTGTCAGCCGCGAGCTTGAACTGAGGATAGTTGGTGCATGTGCCGTCAGCGGCGAACACGAGCCTGACGTTGTTGTAGAGCCATTCGTGGCCGCTCAGCGGGCATGGCGCGCCGTCGGCGTTCGTCACGGGCTCTATTGTCACCGGGCTGGCCTTCCAGTCGGGGGCGACGGAGCCGTCGTCGCTCGAGACTATCTGGAACAGCCCTGTGCTGCCCCCGGCGTTGGTTATCCTGAACATCGTGGAGAGCGTCGATCCGTCGCTCACGCGCCTAAGTGTTATGCCGGCCTGCGCCTTATGCTGGGAGGCCCCGGCGAATGTCTGTCCTGCCATGTCTATATTATTGTTTTATTTCCGTTGATGAATGCCTTGGCCTCCGCAAGGGAGGCATCCTCCGCCCCGAGGGCTTTCACCCTGTCGGCGTAAGACCCCGAGAGCCTGTCGGAGCAGGACACCTCTTTCTCTGAAAGAACCATCCTGCCGTCGCGCCGGGCGTGCCACATGGGGTCGAAGCCAAAGGCCGCGCCCGCGCTTATGTCTGTTATTGCGTATCTCATGTTGTCAGCAGTTGATTATTACCGGCTTGCCGCCGACTGTAAAATATTTGCCGCTTTTGTCAACGGCCACCTTGAAAGCGCCTTTCACCTCCGCGTCGGCCTCAAGCTCCATGGAGGTGCTCGAAGCCGTGAAGCCCATGTCGGCGAGGCGCGCGCGGTGCGTCACACCCTGCCCGAGGGGCCTCTTCGCGCCTCCGTCTACCTTTGCGCCCCATGTCACCCTCACAAGCCTGTCGGGGCTGGCCACCACGTTGCCGCGCGTCCTGACCACAAGCCGGTCGGTGCGCATCGTGTGCCCGGCGGCTATCCCGCCGTTGTTGAGCATCTCGTAGGCGAGGGTCGGCGTGGAACGCCTCAGCCGCACGTTGAAAACTCCGGCGGCCTTCCCCCCGGCTATCGCGCTGACCCTGTATGTCGCGGTGTCTATAAGGCGCATGTCGAACGTGACCTTGCCGCTCTCTATGGCGTATTCCAGCGGAAGCGGGTCGGCCACGGCGTTGCCGTCAGCGTCAACCTTCTCCACCTTTATAGTGAAGTCAGCCGGGTCTAAGGTTCTTGCGCCTCTCTTGACATAGACAGGGTATTCCAGGAGGTAGCACCCCCACTGCGCGGGGGCCGCCTCCCCTGCCGCGAGACCCCCGTTCCCCTTGCGCCAGTCGTAGTCGTCAAGAGTGTCGGCGGCAGGGTTGTAGGTGAAAGCCCTCGGCGTGGGCGTGCCCACCTCCCATGTCGTGTCGCTTTTCCCCACGCATTTAAGCGTGGCCTGCTCGCTCTGGGCGGTGATGTTTTTAGAGAGCCGGGTGTCGGCCACGGTGATTGCCGCGTCTATCACGGCCACCTCGCCGCTCGTAAGGTCTTTGTAAATCACGAGCGTGCCTTTCGGCCTGCCGGCAGCGTCTGAGGCGTTAGCCACCGTGAAGTCCTCCCCCTGCCTCCACGCCTCGGCTATGGGGGAGCCGTTGACCCTCCACGTCACGCTTGCCGGCGTGATGTCTTTCGAGGGGTCTACTGAGCCGTCGCCCGCCGCGCCCCTGACTCGAGGCACAAGGAAGGTGGGCGCGACTCCTCGCGACGGGGAGACCTCCCCCGTTGAAAGGTCGTGCTTCTGGTCAAGCCCCGTGCCCTGCACCTCGATCGATATGGAGAGCGACATGGGTTCGTAGACACTGCTGACCCTGTGTGTTGTTATCGTAGCCATATGTAGTAGATGTTTTGTTGTTTATGCTATCTCTATCGCCTCTCGCGCTGTGAGGGGGCGCCCGTCGGGGCCTGAGCCTATGGAAGCCTCGAAAAGGAACGTCACCTTGCCGGAGGGGCCTATGTCATCGTATCTCAGCGTTATGACCCCGGCAAACCCGGCGTTCTCTATGCCCCAGGCTGCGTCCGCGCTCGCGTCGCCGCTGTCGCGCGTGGCTTTCCATGACTCCACCTGCCCTGTGACATCCTCGCCCATGAACCACACGGTGCATTCCACGTCGAGCGTGTCGCCGGGCCTCATGCCGGTGTCGCCGCCGTAGCTGAGCCTCATCTGAAGACCGCACATGGCCGATGCCAGCTGGCCTACCGAGATGCGGAGGTTCTGCCCGAACAGCGTCACCGGGATCTGCATCTCCCCGTCAAGGCGGAACGCCTTTGTAAGCTCTGAAATCTTCATGACTCGCCCCCTTTGCTTATGTCTGCCAAGTTAAAGCCACGTATGTCAAAGCTCGTGCCCATTATCCATCCAAGCTGCTCGAAGTAGCCGTCGGAAAACTCCCATATATACCCGTCGGGATCAGCGGTGCCGGGAGCGTCAGAGATGGTTGGCTTGCGCCTTTTAGCGCCAACGGAAATTCTGCTTTGAAGCGACACTGCCTGGCCCTTTAGCAGCGTGACAGTTGTGTTCAAGGCAATGTCATTCTCGCCGAAGCCGGCCTTCCTGAACGTCTCCGGAGGCTCCTTCATGCAAAAGAACCCGGTGAGGTGCGCGTCTTTGTCCGTCTTGTTGTAGACAAGGACTGTGGCACCTATGCAGCCTCTTGCCCTGTCAAGCTCCTTCTCGGTGTCATACTTCGACATGCAGGGCATTCCGTAATAGATGTCGCGGTCGAAATGGCCATCGAAAACCACAGAGCCGCCCACCTGTTCCCATGTAACCCCCACGAGGAGATCTTCAAGGCGTTCGTATGTCTCCTTGTCAATATTCACCCACTTCTGCCGCGCATAGCCGTAGAACTCTATGTCGCGGGCAACCACCTTGCCGGTCTTGAAGTCAACCGAAAAGTTGGGCGTGAACCCCTTGCCGAACGACTCGTAGTTCTCCGCATAATTCCCGCTGTCGTCTACCCCCTGCTGCGAGAGCATCCAGTCGCCGCTGAACACCGCCGAGCCTATCTTGCCGAACTCAGACATGATGATGTCAGCAAAGACGCTGCTGAACCTGTCCATCCGCTCCCAGTGGCCGCCGTTGTTAACAGCGTCCTCGTGAGGGGTCTTCCACTCTATGCCGGGGTCGCCGGCATAGTACACCGCCCCGGGGAGGAGTACGTAATACTGCCCCATGCCCATGCCGTCAACGCCGTCCATGACAACAGGCGTGGTCTTTCCCGATGCCCTGTATGTCACAAGCGGGTCGAACTTCCCGCACGGGTACGGCATCAGCCCTATCTTGCCGGGCTCGCCGTCAGCGCCTTTCTCGCCGTCCTTGCCGTCCTTGCCGGTCATGCGCACAGGCACGCTCCAGAGGCCGTCCATGGAGCCGTCCGGGAAGACTGTGGCCTGGATCATCCACAGGGAGTCGCGAGGTCCCACCTCCGGCATTGCCGCCTCCCAGCCATGAGGCTCGCGCATGGCGCGCTCCGCCTCTGTCATGGCGGGGTCTGCTCCGTTATACCCCACAAGGCGGAACCTTTGCTCCGCATGGGAGCCGTCCTTCCCGTCAGAGCCGTCGCGCCCGGGGTCGCCCTTCTCCCCTTTCGCCCCCTGCCCGCCGTCCGCGCCGTCGCGCACAACCGGGACCATCACCTTGGTCAGGGCTCGGGAAGAGCCGGCCTCCCTCAGCTCAAGTGTGATGTAGTCGCCCACCTCAAGCCACGGGACATTGTTGCCCCCCATGTCGAGGGTGCCCCCCTCCTCGAGCTCAAGGCTCAGGCCGTCCTCGCCGCTCACCGTGTCGCCCTCCCTTACCCAGAACTCGCCGTAGGTCTCGCCGTCGAGGGTGAATACAAGTGTCTTCCCCTCGGTGTCAAGCGTCTCGGGGGTGCTGAACTCGGCAACGCCCGCGCCGGTGTTCTTGGTCACGGTGCATTCAAGGAGGTTCGTGGAGTGGCCCCCGGCGCGGATGTAGATCACGTTCGCGCTCGGCCTTATGTCCCACACCGAGAAATCATTCCCGCTTATCCTTGCCCACGATTTTGACGCGTCGGAGGGAGGGTCGCAGCCGGCGGTCTCCACGCAGCACTGCCACATTCCGCCGCCGTGGCTCACGATGTCGCAGATGTCGTCGGTCATGTGGTACCCCTCGCCGGAGGCCTGCGCCGCGTCCCATTCGCCACGGAAGTTGGGGGTGCGCACCCTCACGCCGTTGTAGCCTATGCGTATGAGATCCTGGACCACGATGCCGCGCGCATACAGGTAAGGCTGGCCGGGGTTTATAAGCTTGGCGGTCTCCTCGTCGAGAAGCCCCTCGGGGATCTGGCCGAGAACCGTGCCGTAGTTCCCCTCGCGGAGAACAGGCGAGTCCACGCCCATAAGCTCCACAATGTTCCCCTGGTCGCAGCTTATGAAGAAGCTCTGCTGGCGGGTGTTTATCCACCTGCCCCCCTTCGCGATGATGAACGACGCGTAGTCGGGGTTGGCGTGAGCCTCCGCCGACGGGGAAATGACATTGCCCCACCGCGTGATTACCATCTCTTGGGTGAGAGCGAGGTTATGGCCGGAGGGGACGTCGCCGTCGCCGTAAGGCACAAGCGTGAGGGTGTTGTCCGCGCGGTTCACCGACACGACCCGCGCCCATGCCTTGCCGTGCTCTTTCGACTCCTTGTTGCCAAGGTCGTTGACGCACCCATAAACGATGTCGCCGGGCTGGAACGCCGTGAAGTCGCCGTCCCATCGCTTGCGCATCGTGGCCGTCAGAGTGCCGCCGGCATCTTCCGAGACTCCCTCAATCGTGCCAACGTCGGCAAACGAGAACTCCCCCTCCTGCGCGTTAAGCCTGTTGTAGATAAGCTCGAACACCTTCATGTAGGAGCGCACGACTATGCTCTCGACCTCGGAGTCGCCCGCCGGGCCTATCCCCGCGCCCTTGCCGTTGATAAAGCCGGACACAAACTCCCCGAAGTGCGCCCAGTCCTCTGCCTTGAGCCTGCCTCCTACGGACAATCCGTAGGGAGTGCGGTCGGATTTGTCCTTGTGGACGAAACGGTCGTTCGCCGGAGAGTCAGCGTCAAGGTCATGTGCGCTCTTTGCGTGGTCTGCCTCATTTGCGTGGCCGGACTCTGCGGCATAATTGGCCTTGTCGGCAAGCGCGGCATAGTCCGCCTCCTTTGCGTGTGCCGCCTCCAGGACATCGCCCCCGGATGTAGCCGGCGTGACGATGCCGCCTCCGGAATAACCTGAAGAGGCGCGCTTTTTAGGCTTCTTTATGATCTTTACATCTATCATGCCGGGTTTATATCTCTTTAAGGTTTATACTTGCATCCCCCTCTATCATGCGGCGTGATATGCCGGTCACAAAAAACTCCTTGTCGGGAAGAGCCGGATGCCTGTAATGATTGAAGAATCCCACATTGTCGGCAGTGTCGAAGAGGCTTTGTGTCAGCTCTACACGAGGGCGATGGCACTCCTTATAATAAGAGTCCACATATATCTGCTCCGGCTTCCCCTCCTCCTGCGTGACAGCGTTGAATATGGACAGCAGCCCAAGGCCCGTGGCCTCGTCGCGCGGGGTCGAGATGTTGACACTGTCGGCCAGCCCCAGCGTCTGCCTCTCTGCCGATGTCAGCGCGGACGTGAAACGGAAGGTTATATCGTCTTTTTCATTTACAAACTCCTCTCCGGAGTCGCTGACGTAAACAAGGTTGCAATCTTCCGTGTTGTTCACAAGGCCGTTGTCGCTGTGAACCTTTATCTCGAATTCGTTCACAAATATCGATGACACATGAGCCATGAGCGGCACAGATTTTTCAGTCCACTTCGTGTGGCGGAACCATGTGGGGTGCCTTCGGGTTATATCGCCCCATATCGTGTTGACAGGGCCGAGAACCATGAAACGCACCTTCCCGGAGAGCCTGTCGCTCTTCTTCACGGGGATGGCAGTCCCCTCCGCGTCGATGCCCATGGTGTAGTCTATGTTGTTCTGTATGTCATATTCCGGGCCTATAAGCTTGTCGCCTATCTTGGGGTCGAAGCCGATTGTGAAGCACTGTGCATAATACTCGTCATCATCGGCGCACTCCTCCCGGGGCTTGTATTCCCTCCACTGGAAATCGGAGGGGCGCCCCTGAGTGCCTGTCTCGACCACACATTTGTCGCCTATCACAAGCATACAGGCAAGCACTCCCACTTTGGAGACCGTGTCTGTGCCGTCGCCTATTGCCGAGAACGCAAACTCATATTCGTCCGGCGAGCCGCCCACCATTGGCAACAGCCCCTCAACCGCGCTTTCCTCCTGAGGAGGGGACGTGGGGGAGTCGGCTTTCCACCATTGCTGCGTGTAATACCTCCCCTGCGTGTTGTTTTTGCTCGCCACAGGGAAGTAATGTAGCGGCCACCACACCGGGTCGGGATTGTTCCCCGGCCTCTCGTCGTAGCGGCATGACACCGCCACAAGCGGGTTCAGGGCGATCTTGCCCGAAAGCACTATATAGTTCGTGGTGTCGTCGTCCGACGGGGAGAACACGCCCCCCGACGTGTTGCCTACATACTCCGCGCACGGAGAGTTGGCAAGAAGGCTCGCCTCAGTCGGGTACGCCTCCCCCGGTGTGTCCTTGCCGTTGCCGTTGACACTGACCACAAGCGATGTCGTCATGTCAACTTTCGACACAAGAGAATTATCCGATGTGCCGACATTGCGGTCAACCACGCCGAACGCCATGAGGGATGCGCCGGGCTTCTCCCTCATGGCGAACGGGAGGGCGTGCTGGTCGCGGTTGGGGTTCTGCCGGCAATACAGGCTCATCAAGTCTTTGCCCCCGTCGCCGAAGAACCTCCACGACATTGCATCCTGAACCTGCATGAACCAGTCGCGCACCTTCGCCTCCGTGTAGTCGGTTACATTCCCCCCGGTGATGTCCACGAACGCCCTGTAGGCCGTCTTGCCGTCACCCTCGGAGATATATTCGGTAAGATATTTCTGCTTGTTGGAATATGGCGACTTAAAGCTATCCGAATCCAGGGGCGACTCCACAAGATTCTCCAGGGCCATCAGGTCGCAAGTGAGAGATATGCGGTTATACACCTCCCCCATTGACAGCTTGGTGTCGGTGTCGGCGCAGTTCCGGCGGCTGATGTCTACAATCTTTTTGTCTCCGCCCACCAATGACGGCGCCCCATGGAGCGCGTGCCATTGAATATTCGAGCCGCTTTTAAGCGTGTCGCGGGAGAAAACGTCGAAGCGCGTCCCCTCCTGGCGTATATGCAGACACAGATAGCGCATCGCCTCCTCGAGCACATCGCGCATCTGCCAGACATCGTCCTCGCTGTCTCCGAGAAACAGAAGCTCCGGCACGGATATGCCGCTGAACACATCGCCCGGCTCGCCGCCGGCTCTCATCAGCCGGCTCCCGTCAAACCTCACGCCGGGGGCTGACTCCCCCGACAGGTCCAGTCCTCCGAACGCCGACATCGCCTGGGCAATGATGCCGAGGAGCGTTACATTCCCTGCCTCCGCTTTCACGGATTCATAAGACCGCCCCGCGCCGCCGATCCCTTTGTATCGCATGTGCTGGAGAGCCGACAGCGCATCTATACAGTTTATCTCTATTTCGTCGAAGACCTCGTTGAAGCCTTGGCTGTAGGTCTGAGGCTCCACATATCCGGCGAAAACAATCTCGCCGTTCTTGCGGATATTCACAACCGCGTCCATGCACGAGGGGCAGAACAGCTCGGAAAGAAGGCTTCGCGACATTAGCCGGACCGTGGCCGATGACTGCAGCACATGGTCGAAAGCCCCGTCAGTCTCGCTCCGGACCTCCACAGGGTCGTCTGTGAATGTCACGCCTGAGCCGGGTGCCCCTATCTCTATGGCGCGTGTGCGGTCTTTACGGGTGACAATCTCAACCTTCACCCGGTCGCCTCGCTGTGTCATGAATTCACCGTGCAGATACATTTCCCTACATTTTAAAGATTAAACTTCTTGCCGGACTTCCCCGACACCTTGATTTCATTCTCAAGCGCGATGATTATGTCGCGCCCCCTGAGCCTCACCTCTCCCCCTATCACAACAGGGGCGGCGGCAGAACCGCCGATAATCTCTTTCAGCTTATTCAGCGGGGCGACAACCTCCGGGTTGCTCTTAGCCCCGGCATACTCGCCCATGAGGCCGAGCGTGGGGCCGTAGATCACGCCGCCGTCGGCAAAGGGCATCACCCCTATCGCCTGCACAATCGACGTGGCCCCTGCCACGAAGCCGGAGGCTATGCCGAACCCGGTCAAAGGGATGGAGGCATGAGCCGCGAAATATTGCGCCGCCGCAAGCTCCATATAACTCTGCGCGGCGAGCTTGTTGGCCGCTATGACCGGAGCCTGCGCTACTGCCGCCCCTTCGGCCATGCCTGTCTGCACACCTTGCGCCGTGGCGGTCACGGTCGTGGCCGCTGCCTCCTCGGTCTTGGCCGCCGCGTTTGCCTTCGTCACTATGCCGAGCATCTGAAGAATCGTGATAACAGCCGATATGCCGTTATATATCTGAATGAAGCCGTCGACCACGCCCGTTATCCTCTCCCATGCGTTTGCATCATCGGCGAGCGCGCCCGTGATGCTCTCTACTCCCGACGCTATGCCTTTTATATTATTCCAGCCTTCTGTGAGCGTGTCAAACGACATCACGCACTCCCTCCGCCAGTCCTCATAGGTGCCCTTCAATTCCTCAAGTGCCTGGCGCTGGCCCTCGGTGGGCGGGTTGTCAAGGTCTTCAAGCTGCTCCCGGATCTCATTTATTTTCTCCGAAAGCGTGTCAAAGCCCATCCCCCTGACCTTTATTTTTAAATCTCTGTCAGACAGGGAGAGCATGTCGCTGACCTCTTTCTGCATCTGAGGGATCTCGATGCCTCGCTCATAGGCTTTCTTCTTTTCCTCGAACGCCTGCTTGGTCTTCTGCAAGGCCATCACCTCATCGGCCGACGCGTTCTGGATCTTTGTGTCGAGAAGTGATATGGCCTGGTCTATCTTGCTGATGGTGCCGGCCTCCTCAGGACTGGCGGCAACGCCCGCCGAGGCTATGCTTGTCGACATTTCCACTTCTCTGTCCCTGAGCCTTGGCAGACGCTGCGCGGCGAACTTTTTCTCGCTTTCAGTCCCTTCTTTCAGCAGTTCCGTGCAGTAGGCTATCTCCTCCTCGAGCTCGCGGTAACTGCCGATCTTGTCTATGTCGACACTCACCCTCGCGCTTCGCTCAAACGCCTCCCGCTCTTCGCGGCGCTTCTTTATTGCCGCGTCTATCTGGGCAAGATGCTCGGCGGAGGCGGTCTTCCGCATCGACTGAAGGCGTGACTCCTCACGCTCGTAGTCTTCTATGCAGGTCATCTCCACGCGCCCCTTTGACTCGAACTCGTCGCGCTCCTTCTGCGTCCGGGTGATGTTCTCGTCAATGCTCGCCAGTTCCTCTGCGGAGGCGGTCTTCCGGAGCTTTGTCCAGTAGGTGATCTCTTTGTCGTAGTCTTCGAGCGAGGAGAAGTCAGCCGGCCTTTCGAGCTCGGCCTTTGCAAGCTCGATCGCCCCTTTCTCTTTCTCAAGGGCGGCAACCTTCTCGCGGATTGCGGCGCGCTCCGTCTCCGACGCGCCCACATACTTCTCCTGATACTCGGCTATAAGTTTATTAATCTTCTGAAGGCGCGTCTCCTCGCTCTTGTGGCCGCCAAGGTCAGGACGGTTCTTCGAGCCTTTCACCGGCATCACAATCTCCGACATCTCTTTCTGCACGTCCTCAAGTTCCTTTTTCTTCGCCAGGATTTGAGCGGTGTAGTCGTCATAAACCTTTTGCGCCTTATCAAACACGCCGGGGAGTATCTTCGGAGCGTCAAATGCTCCGGGAAGCGTCTTCGGGGTGGCGGATGTCGCGGGAAGCGTCTTCGAAGCGTCAAATGCTCCGGGAAGTGTATTCGGAGCGGCGGATGTCGTGGGGAGCGTCTTCGGAGCGTCAAATGCTCCGGGAAGCGTCTTCGGGGCCTCTGGCTTGGCCGGAACCGGGGAGGCGGCGTTCTTCTCGTCACCCTCTTCGCGCACCACTTTCGCGCCGTTGACCTCAAGCCGTGCTATCTTGTCGCGGCTGAGCTCAAGCTCGGCAATCTGGTCGGCAAGTTTTCTCGCCTTGGCCTCGGCCACAAGCTGACGGCAATAAGCCTGAGAGTTTTTCACAAGGGCTTGATACCATGATGCCACCGATGAGAAATACCCCATAGTGTCGCCATAGGTGTCGTTCAGCTCCTTTACAATCTTCTTTTCCTCCTCCTTGCTGCCTTTGAAATCTTTTAGCCTTGATATGTTGAGCTCGATGGAAGACACGGCGGCTTTCCGGGCGTCGTCCTCAACCTCGGCGGCCTCAGCGGCCATCTCTGCCGCGCGCTTTGCTCGTGACTCTGCGGCTGAGAGTGTGTCGGCGGCGTCCGAAGCCTTGTAGGCAGACGTGGAGAATTTGTCAAGAAGATACGAAAGAGCCATGAATGCCACGCCGACACCTGTGGAAATCATCAGCCCCTTGATGGCGACGGTGGCCACACGGGCCGACACGCCTGTGGCGTTTATAACAGCGTTCAGCAACTTGACCGGGATAATGAACCCCTTGACCGCTTTCGCCGCCGTCCTGACTCCTCCGGTAAGTTTCACCACACCCATGCAGGCTATAACGGCGGAAGACCCTATGGAAAGAAACGGCTCGTAAGCCTGGAGAAGCCCGCCAATCTGCTCATTAACGTCGCCGAGGTCGTTCTCAAGCTGCTTCATGCGCCCGGAGGGAGTCTGAGCCAGCTTCTCGTTCATCCCTCCCACCGAGTCGGAGACCACATCCACAAGCACGGCCACGCGCTCCGACTCCGTGCCGAATTTCAGCACCTTCTCCTGCGCCTCGTCAAACTTGTAGCCGTAGCGGCTCAATGCCCCGGTCTGTCCCTCCATCACCTTGCCGAGCATGGTGGCTATCTGCGAGGCGTTCTCGCCTGATGCCGCCAGGCCATACTGCTGCGCAAGCATGTCGTTCATTACCGGGATAAGGGCCTTCAGGCTGCTTTTCAGTTCAAGGTAGGTGGCCAGCTCCTGCGCCCCGGCGAGCTGCACCTCGTCGCCGATTATACCTATCTGCTGCTGTGCGGAACAAAAGTCTTTTATGCTCTGGATATCCTCCTCCCTTGCGTCCATGGTGTTCCTCATCACCTGCGCAAGCTGTGTTTCAACCTCGTTCTGCACAGCATACGCCCCCGTGTATTCCTTCACAGCGGATTGCAGGCTGTCGAGCGTGGAGCTTACCGACTCAAGGCTTGTGGCCACCGCCGCGAAATTAACGAAATCTTTGCCTAATTTATCCGCCTCGGTGACATTTGCATTCATGACCTGGCGCAACGCATCGGCGTCAAGGATGAGTTTCCTGAATCCTCCCTCCGCGTCCTCCAGTTTAAAGCCTATCGATATCGTCGCTTTAGAAGCCATTTTGTTCCGTTTTTTTGTTGTATTTTTATAAACTTTTAATTACCTTTGTATCGCAAACCCTAAAAAATCAGAATTATGATACCATGCAATTTTAACCTATGGCTTATCATGGCCATGAAAGGATTCGTCTACCGTATCCTCCATCCCGAGCTCCTTACTTTCACAGACTGGGTACTTATCGTGTGCGCATCCGTATGGATTCTTTGTTTCATCACCTTGCTCATACTTGTCACCAACCATATTTTCAACAGATTGGATAAAGAAGCCGGGGAATGGGGGTCTTATCTTCCTTGGTGGGGGACCCCTCCATCCGACTAATCGGGAAAACTCCGGCAGAGCATCACCCTCTCCCAAGCCTTTTCAAGAACATAGCCTTCTGCTCCTCTTTGTCCACTGGGGCGCACTCTTTGCGGCCCCGCGTCTTCCTGTCCCACGGGAGAGGAAGAACCATGGCCGGCGACAGGCGTTTCTTGCAATGCGGCTGCATGGTCATCACTGCGTGAAGGCGCATACGCTCCCAGCATTCCCGCTGATCGGCCTCGCGGGTCTCGCGCCAAGCCCTGAACGCCTCCTCGGCCTCTTCCGGGGTGAGGCGGCAGAAATCTTCATACGACATCCCCACCGCCCCGAGCGCGTGCCCTAAGAGTTCGCAGATCCCGGCGGGCTTTTTTTTTCGCCACCGCCGTCTGCCTGTCCGAGTTTTTTCTGCTCCTCCGCAACCATCTCCTGCCACTGACGCATCTCATCGTCGCCGATCGAGTCGGCAAACTCCATCAGAGACAGCGGAAACTCACGCTTCTCGCGCTCACAGGCCGAGACAACGCAGCACCACAGGAACTTGAAAAGGTCGGAGAGGCTGCGGGGATTTATCTCCGTGGCCTCTTTCCCGGTCAGCTCCTTGAAGCGAAGCATAGCCCCCATTGTCTGGCAACAGGGGTATGGCTTGCCGTTTATCAGAATCTCGATCCTTTTCATGACGCTGCGTCTGTCGTTTTGCCGGGGTAAACCTCAGGCTCCCCGGAGTTGGACATCTGGCCGCTATAAGTGGAGTCATCCTGAGCGGGCGAGGTCTCCTCGAGAGAGTCTATCACGAAATTGCCCTTCACATAAGGCTTCGTGTCCTCGCCGCGCTTGAATGCCTCGACCTCCACAAGCGCGCCGCTGCCCCATTTGGCGGCAATCTCCTCATAGCCGTTCTCTTTCTCGTCATAAAAGCGAAGACCCTCGAAAGAAATGGAGATAGAGAGGCCGGCCGCCCCTTTCTCTTTCCACATGCCCGCCGAAAGTGGCGCGTCTGCCGCCGGCTTGACGGCCCGCTCTTTGGTCTCGGTGTTGAATGTGATGGTGTGGGACGTGCAATGCCCCACGGCCTTACCCCCGACTTTAAGCAGGAGGTCACTGCCATTGATATAATCTTTTGCCATAATATCTGAATAGTTTTGATTTAAATTTTCACGTCAAACACAAGCCTCTCCACATATGCGTCGTCTTCCCAGAACTCCTCGTGGTCGGAGAGGCGGCATGAACGCATCCTTATGCCCTCTTCCTCGCAGCTTATGCCGTCGAGGGCTTCCCTCACAGCCTCGGCGAGGGTCACGGCCTCCTCATACCCTTCGGCGCAGCAGCACACCTCCAGTTCTGCCGTGTCGGCTCCCTGCCCCCCTTTCACGGGGGCCTGTTCAAGCCCTATTGTCTTGAACACGATGTAGGGGAGCGTGGCCTGGTCTACTGCCACCGGGAAAACCTTGTCTGTTATCCCGGCCACCGCCGGGGCCTCAGAGAGGAGCTTCCCTATGATGATCCCCGCGCTTATCGATGTCTTAGGTGCATCCATATTTCTTTGCTATCCTGCGTATGCTGTTGCGGATGTCGTTTTGCAAATATTCCGTTATACCGTCTTTCACGTCTTCTTTCGTCTTTTTCATAAACCCGTATTCCGGCATCCTTCCGGTGCTGTGGGAGCGCCTCCGGCGTTTGAAAACCCTTGCTTTCGTGCGCCTCTCCCGGGTGCCGCCCTCAGCCCATAGCAGGATATGCTTTTTGTCCTTGCCTTCCCCGTTCTGACGAGCGAGCAGACGCTTCTTCCTGCTCTCTTTCGACCCGATGGTGACGCGGAAGCCGAGGGTTTTCCTGTAGACCAGCCGGCGGATCCCTTTCGCGAACGTCTTGTCCTGGCGAAGCCCGCTCTTGCGCAGATGCCTCACTGCCGTCTGCCTCACGCGGGTCGCCGCCTTGCTGAAGCCTCCTTTAAGCGCCTGCCTGCGCCGCCGGGGCTCAAGGGCGTTGAGCATCCGCTGCAGCTCTCTGTCGTCGTAGGTCAGCATCACGTCACTTGTTTACACGTTCGCATTTCAGTGTGAGCATGCCTCGGTCGATGTTGGGCACGATGTTCGTAACCGTGTACTCATGGCCGCCAAGCTGCTCCACCCTCCAGTTCTCGTCTATCTCGTGGGCGTCGCGGATGTTGAACTCCGCGCTGTAGTCGGGGAAATGCTCGCCGAGCTCCTCCCGGCGCGCGCCTGTGAACTTCACGCGCTCCGCCCACACGGTCGCGGTCGGCACATAGACCGTCTTCTCCGACCGGAACTTGTCGGCCTTCGTCTCCGGCCTCAGGAGCCTCAGCTTATATTTCATCCGTCCCGCCTGCATCGTCAGCAAGTTTTACCCAGGGTTTGACAAGCGCCTGAAGAGCGTCCGGAACCTCGTGCATCTGCGCCGCGCTCGCGCTCTCGCGCTGGTTATACCAGTGCCCGGCGAGCATCATGGCCGCCTGCGCGAGTGGGCGGGGGAACACGCCGCCGTTCATCGCGCGAAGCTCCTCAGCCGTGCGACGCGTGGCCCCCACAATATGCTCCTCGGAAGTGTCCAGCAAATGCTGCAGATACTCGTCATCGCCGGTGAAATCATCGGCGCGGACGTGTTTCTTGAATAGTTCCAGACTCACCTCAGACATCGCTTATGCCTCCTCCTCCTTCTTCTTCTTCTTGCCAAGGATGAACGCCTCCTGATAGAGGGTGACTGTGCCGAAACGGGCGTTCAGAACGAAATCCACGGCGTTTTTGCGGGCAAGTGTGTAGGGGTCCACTATCAGGTTCATGGAGTCGAAGAAACCTGCCGCCTGATATGCCCAGTCGCCGAAGCCGATGTGGCCGTCGCCGATGTGGGGGGTGGTGAACACGGGGTAGCCGAGCACATGGTCGTTCTCGCAAAGGAACCTGCCGCTGCCGGAGTCAACCTTGATGTCCTCGAGCTCGGCCTTCATGTCTTCGGTCATGACCCAGCATGGGGCGATCAGCTTGATGCCGGTCTTCACGACCTGCGCCTTCATCTTCAGAAGCTCCCTGCGCGTGGGCACTTCGCCGGCGAACTCGAACGGGGTCTTGGCTGCCTCCACAAACGGGCCCACGATGGCCTTGTCTTTAACCTTGTTGCCGTCGCTCACGTCTGTGTATGTCCCCTCCGTGGTGAAAAGGGCCTCGTTGACGCAGTCGACAATGGCGGCGGGCATCTCCTCGCGCACCACGCCCTCCACAATCCCCTCGGAGTCGTTGAGCTCCTCGCGGGTCACGGGGATGGCGCAGCCGAGTCGCTCGGGCTTGGTCTCGAGCTTGCTCCAGTCTATATTGGAGTCCTCAAGGCGCTCTCCCTCCTTCACCCATTTGGCCTGACCTTTGCCGTGGCGTGGCCAGCGGAGTGTGCCGCCGCTCAGCCCCGTGCGGATGGTGAGGCCCACCTTGTCGTAGATAAGCCCGGCGCGGAGGGGCTTGAGCATCTCCTGCTGCTGGATGGGGATGATGCCTGTCCCCTCTACGTCTGCCGTGGTCATGAGGTCGCGGCAGAGCATAACTGTCACCTGCTGGCGGTTAGCTATGCTGTCGCGGAGAATGCTGTCGGGATTGCTGCTACGCGGAAGCTCGGGGCTCTGGAGGGCCTGGATCTTCATCGCTATGATGTCGTTGTCTCTCACGAGGCGCACATATTCCGTGTCCTCTTGCTCCGTGCGCTCGCGGTTCTCGCGCTCGCACACGTCTGCGATCTCGCCTATGCGAGTGGTGTTCTCCTGATGTCGCTGGATAAGCTCTCGGAGCACTGTCTGTTTCGGTTTTGCCATTGCCGTTATTATTGAATAGTTTTGTTTTTAGCTCATATCTTGTGGCGGGAAGACTCCCTCAACGCACGGGGATAAACCCCGCGGTCGCGAAGCCCATCCTCGCGGAGCCCGGCTGAGGAGTCGCGGGCCT